AAAGAGGGGAAATATATGTCTCAAATCTTTCTCTTGATATTGAAAGAGTTAATTCATTAAGTGCTTGAATACCAAATTTTGAAAGAATGGTGGGATTTTCTCCATACCCTTCATAATTAACAAGATATGCTTCTATTGGATATGCATCCTCAAATGAAGATTGTATGACTTCTCTTATAACAGTTTTCTCTGTAATATATTTTCTGGGTAAATAATAAACTTCAACACCATACATTCTCAATTGTTCATTGACTAAATCTTGAATCAGATTTCTTTCTGATTGAGAACCTTGGAGAAAAAATGGATTAAGCATACAATTAACCGATCATATCCAAAGGTGGAAGTTCATAAGTATTGGACATTTTTTCCATGAGAATATCAATTTCTCTTTGAGCATCATCAAACATTTGACGGCCATTAAGTTCTACTCCACCTGGAAGTTTAACGCCAGTAAATTTCATCATATTCTGCCCCCACTGCTTTTTAATTAAAGATGTGAGATATGGCTTGATAAAAGAATCATTCCAAACTCTACTATAATCATTTGGATCCAAAACAGCATAACAATCTAAAATAACAAAATTTCCTACTGTTACTGCTCCCCAATCAATATCAAGATACAATCTGTCCTGTCTTTTATTAAAACGAATTTGCTTTTGAGTATTAAGTAAAAAATCAAGATCCTCAAGATATGTTTTTACCATTGCATATGACAAAAGTTCAGTTGTTCCCCAATAATAAACATCATTTAGGAATAATTGATATTTAACACTAAACATATTATGGGTAATATTATTCGACCCATCATATTGAAATATCTTGTTTACTCCAATAACACCTGGAGGAACTTGCAAATAATTACTATTTTCCTCATATTTAAATGTTGTTGCGGTTCCTACAATCGTAGTATTTACAGTTGTAGTTACAATTCCTGCACTTGAATTATTACCTCTTGCTCTTCCTCTATCAATATCTGCTTGTGTAAATTGATATTTAAAAAATGCCGGATAAACGCCATCAAAATGACGCTCTTGGAAAAACTGAACAGCATCATCTACAAGGTCATCAATCTGCTCATCAGCCACGTTGATTTCCAAAACTGGCGCTCCCAGTTTTCTTTTGCAGTAATCTATTAATTCTTGTCTAGTAGATGGTTGCGCCATTTATATAATACCTCTTAAGATATTTAGGGTGCTGAAGAAATTCCTAAAGATAATACTACTTCTTGCTGCTTCAAGTAGAGTTTGCAAAAGCATTTTGCAATGTTTTTAATTTGCTCAACGTCTTCTATACTATCTATTTCTGAAGCAATTTTAAAATATTCAAAACTCTTGCTTAAATTTTCAAGTTCTATTTTATTTGGATCCACCAATCAAACTCCTAAGTAAAAATTTTATTTCATCAAGATCACCTTTCATATTAGCAACATCAGTCTCAAGATTTTGTATCTTTTGATTCTCATCATTTTTTGTTTCGCGTCTTAAAAGATATTCTTGATATTCTGACATATTTGCATTAACAATAGAATTTGTATGTGGGTCCCTCATTAAATTTGAGTGACCCTCGACTTTTATATATTTCATATTAGGCAAGTGCAATAACTCTAAGATATTTAAATCTTGGTGGATGTGTTTGATTTGTTGATGTCATTACAATTTTAATTCTATATGATCTAAATGGAGATAATTGATCAACACTAAATGAATATTCTTTATATTCTAATTCTTGTGATGAAAATGCTAAATGTGTTGATGGACTGGTGAAAGTATCTGAATTTCCATCATTATTTGCTGGATTGATAATTTGTTTTTTAGAATTCAAATTATTGTAACCTGGGAAGGGAACAAAAATTGGAGTAAAGTTTTGATTTTGTGACGTTGCATAGAAAGCACGAATATCTGAATAAATGTTTATATTGGCATTCAGAAGAATCAAAATTGACGAAGCTGAATTTTCTAATACAATTTCTTTGGAAATATATTGGAATGCAGTTGGATCATCTGAGATACTATTAACTCTATTATCCTCCGCATAATTTGTAATAACGCTATTTACTCTGTTTGAGGTTGTTATTAAATTAATTCTTTCATTAGTAATTACTGGGGACAATTTACTATCAACTGTACTAAGAGTAAGTCTCATATTCAAAGATTTATTTCCAGTTAAATTTGATAATTTTGCAGTCTCATTCACTTTAGATGCGATTATTCTTGTGCTATCAAGATAATTTGTTTTGTTTAATGTAATTGATTCATATCCATTATCTACATATGGAATTTCATTTCCACTTATACTCTGTCCGGTTATTGTTCTCATTTCCCCAGTTAAATTAGTTCCGCGAACAGTAACATTATGAACCATTGGAGTAACTAATTCAAAAGGCATATTTTGAGTTGCTTTAATACCATATCCACCGGTCGATTTTGTTTTATTCTGATATAATTTGGGGAACCCAGTTCCGACAGATCTATCAATACCATTAGATGACATATCAAGTTTAATGTTGTATGAATCAAAAGTGATTGGATCTGATACTGTTACATCTCCAAGAGTATGCGTCGTATTAATTCTATTCAAAGACACACCTGCCAATTCATACTTATAAACTCGAGTTCCTACTGGATAATTTTTTAAATTTGTTCCTCTTACAATAGTTCCACCAATCGTTGATCCAGAAACAGAAGTATATGAAATTACTTCATCACCAATTAAAACGTATCCTGGATTAGTTGTACCAACACCAACACCTTCAAAAGTATTAAGATTTGCAATATTTTCAACTGAAATTGCTGAAGTGGAATCTGAGTTATATGTAAAACTTAATTTTGTTGGTGCAATATCAGATTCAACTCCAGATATATCAACATAATTTTCACTAAAATACATTCCGTGATTTTTGTGATTGATTTTAATATGTAATCCATCACTTTGTGTAATAATTTGTGTTACCGCAACATTTCCACCAGAAGATTGATTAAGATTTGTGGTAATTCCTACACTATTCACATATCTAATAGTATTTGCAACACCAACAACAAAATCTCCCTGAACATTATCTAAAATCAATTCATTGATTGCAGTAATAATTCCAACAGACAATCTTGCATTAGATCCAACAGACGAGGCTCCAATTGTAGTGATTCCCAAAACATCACCAACTTGATATCCAATACCACCATTTACAATAGTTGCGGCAATTGCTACGCCGTTACTAATGGTAATATTTGCAGTTGCATTTCTACCATTTCCAGTAATAGTTGTTAGTGAGGTGTTGTTGAATGTATATGATCCAGAGGATGGAGTATATCCTATACCAGAATTGCTAATACCCAAACTTCCAGTAGCAATGCCTGCACTGTCAACATAATTTCCAGATGCATTTGTGTTGTACTGTAGGACAGTATTTCCAAAAGTCAATCCAGAGTCATTTAAAGTTAAACCAATTCCAATTTTAACTCTTCTTGAGTTTGTGTTTAAGGAATTTGGCATCAATGTTGGTATTTGATGATTTCCTTCTGCCAACTCTGGATTATAAAATTCAACAGTTCCTGAGGTTAAGAAATCTGCCCTATAAAGAGTAAATTTGAGATCTTCCCATTGACTTGGTTCCCAAGTAGATGCATTTTGTGATTTAAATAATGAACCAAGAGTTGGTTGTTGTGAAATATATGATTGAGTGAGAATATCGTTTTCACCAACTCTTGAAATATATACACTATATTTTGTTGAGTTTGATGCAAGGCAAACACAATAATCTTTACCACCTTCAACGTAAATTGGCGACTTAAATGTAAAGGATGTTGCAACAGATCCATCTGTAGAAGTTTGAACTTTTTCTGGTTCTAAAGTAATTTCGGAGAATGGAATAATTGTAGTTGTTGGGAATCCATTTTGCATCGTTCTTAGTTGGAACGTGACTGGAATATTGTCATCGTCTTTTGTTCTAAAGAAAACATCACATCTGGTTAAAAAGACTCCGGTTTTATCTTCAACCAAGAATGATTGTGCAAGAGGATCATACCAACCAACAAGAACTTGCTTACTTGTTGGTGATCCTATTTGAGTGCTTGAAATTATTTGCGTTCCAACTGTTCTCTGGATTGGTTTAGTATCAATATCATATTTGTCCTGAACTTTTGCATTTTTAATAGAAATAATATTTTCTTGAACAGTTTCTAATGTGCCACTTGAAATAAATTGTTCTGTGGCAATTGTTGTGGCAGAATTTTTATCATTTAATTGGCTATTAGTCAGAGTGAAGGATTTAGTTCCAGTTTCAAATTTTGGATGATTGTTACTATTTGGATTTGGAATAAATAAACTTCCAATTAATGTTGCAGATTTATCTGAAATGAGTTTAACTTGAGTAATTTTTGCTTGCGCACCGGTATTTTGGCCAACTAAAATCATTTCACTTTCAACATATCCACTATATTTTCCCTGCGTCATATCTGCAAGGGAGAATGTATCAACATTTAAAATAGTTGATGTTGCATTATAAGTTGGTTGCAAAACCTGTCCATTATATGGACTAGATGCGAATGTTGAAGTTGCGGCGTTATATGGACCTTCTTTGTGGTTTGATTGAGCAACTCTAAAAGTTATACTAGTTTGTTGTGTTTTTCCTTTTACCTCTTCACCAACATTAAAAACTCCGGAAATCATTTCAATTTGCAGTAGTTTTGGAACACAATATTTTGTTACGTCACGCCCATCAAAGAAAGCATAAATTTGTGTGTTTGGTTTAATTTTTTTAGAAACAAATTGAATATTTCTCGATCTCATATTTGCAATCAAATTTCTACTCACAACTTTATCCCCAACCGAAGTTGTATCATAGACGGGTATAACTTCTGTTCGAGTACTAGTCCTTTTTGAAGTTCCAACGTCATAAGTTTCTATGACTTTATCTTCCCATACTGTAGTTGTTTGCGTATCGTACATTGCAATACTTCCACCTCCAGAAGTACCTTTCCAATCACCACCAGTTACTTGTGTTCTTGGTTTTGTTAAAGTGGGCGAAACCTCTTTACCCGTCCAGTTATCTTGCCAAGAACCCCAAATTTGTGGTGAAAAACCAGTTTGTGGATCTACATTTTTAGTTTTGGCAGCATCTGCCAATGTTTGAGCATAATTTCCTTCAATATTGATAATTTTTGCAGCCATCTTGGTAGTATCTACCCAAGTATCAGATGCTGGAGTAAGATCTAATGTTCCTTGCCAAAAACTAACTAAAAATGGAGTAACACTTTCAGATCTTGTTGCAAAAATTTGTTTAAACCATTCAACCTCGGCATAGTCTAAAGTGATATTGGGTCCTGTTTTACGAACATTTATGCCCTCAGGTTGGGCAAATTCTAAATCATCTGTCGGATCAATGCCCACAACCGGACCAGAAATTAAATCAATATTGTTTGTATAATGATCTGGTCTAATTTCTTTAGCTGCAAAATCAACACTATTTTTAAATGGTGGAGTGTTATTGGTAGGTTCTTGAGTAAGATATGATGAAAAATTATCTACAAAAAAACCAGATTTAAATCTATTAAGACCATCTGAATCTGGAACAAATAAATTTGTAGTATTTGTTTCAAGAAGAGATAATGATGTATAATATTCAATACTTTTAATTCTATTCTCAAGTTGCTTAATATCAACCATTCTATATCTCTTGTGCTCCAAAAATTCTATGGAAGCCTGTGACATATTATAGAGATATGGCGGAAGCGTTATAGTTGCAATTTCTATTGCATCATCAACAGAAACTGGTTTTTCAAATTTTTCTGATGGAGTTCCATATTTAACTTGCATTGCTCCATCTTTAGTAAGATAAATTCTGTCTATTCTTCCAAGATAGAATGAAAATGAAGTTAAAATTGACTCATCAGAAGCAAGAATGTTTGTAGCCGAATTGCCAGATCCGTTGAAGGATCTACCATAAAATTCTAATGGAGATCTTGATCCTTCTGATACTGAATAATCACTAGTTTTTGGTCTAATATCAATAATATCAGAATTTTTTATGCCATTGATGGTTTGTATTTCTTTTCCATAATCAAAAGTACTATATGAATTTACTGTGGTGATATCGCCATCATCAGAAGATTCGTAATATCCATTTGAAAAATATACTTTTAATTTTTTAGTAATTTCTTCAACATCAGATTTTCTTGTTAAGAATCCGTAATTATAAAATGATCCATTTTGTCCATTTGTAAAGCTAAAATTTGATGAAACATTTAAACTTGGTGAATTTAATGTTACAATAACAGCTCTTACTTTAGATTCTTCAAATACAATAGTTTCACCCTCTCTAAAATTATTTTGATTCTTTGATATAAATGTAATTTGAGAATCTGTAAGTCTTTCTGCGCAAATTCCAATTGCTCCACTTGTTTGTCCTGTAAATTTCTCTCCAATAATCAAATCACTTGTTTTTGTTGATGGACCATTAATTGAAGATAATACTGCAGTGGGGGATGATGGATTTGTAGTATCTAAGGATTCATAAATTGCGTGAACTTCAATAATATCGGAAACATTTAAAGAAATATTTTGATCTTGGACTCTTGTACCATATGGATAATTTCCATATGATAATCCATCGTTAAGGGTAGTAGCACCAACTCCTGAAGATGAATAAATTGATTTATCAATCAGAATTGAATTGACTCTATTTTTTCTCTTTATTTTAGATTTTGGTTTAATCTTAGTTAAAGTCGCAATTAAAGTTGCTCCAGTATTATTTGAACCCAAATTATAAATTTGTAACTGACTAGATCCACTTATAAATGAGAATTTGTCTGCGGTTAATACTTCGGTGGTTCCATCAGATCTAATCAATGAATATCTTTCAGTGTCAAATGGTAAAAATGTTTCATTTGTTCCACTAGTAACAGGAGTTGACAGTTGATTTCCCGAAATATTAACAGTAAATGTCTTTCTTATTGTCAAGGATGCATTAGTTAAGTCAACTGAAGAAATATTATTTTTGGGTAATTTTGTATAAAGTGTATTATCTGTTGAAGTTTGTAAATTTGTTATTAAAATTTTAAAATCTGTTACTGATAATGCTGCGGTAGGAAGTGCTCCGTCACATATTCCAGAAACTGTTGTAACACCAATTGGAATATTTGGAAGTTTAAATCCTCCAATAGTTATAGACGTGTCTCCAACAGAAACTACTTTACTATAAAAAGGATCTGCACTATTTACATTTGAATATGAAATTACATTATCTCTTTGAACAATAGTTCCTGGAAATGATATATTTGGCGATGTAACTGTACTTGTGTATAGTGGATTTGTGAAACTTACCGCAGCACCAACAACAAGTGTAGACACATTGGAGAATGTAACTGCAGTTCCAACAACCATTGACGAAACATTTGTAAATGACAGTGTAGATCCAATGCCAATTGCAGATGATATTGTACTTCCAGATCCAATGAATAATGAAGTTAATCCTGCACCAATACTAACAATAGGTATACCATAATTTACAAGTGAAAATGTTACTGCTGTTCCTGCTGTTAATGTGGATGTTGACGTACTTGCTGCTCCAATAAAAACGGATGTTGTTCCAACGGAAACAATTGGCGCATTAGTAATCGCTGCTCCAACACTAATAGAATTTCCTATAGCAACCCCAGAAAGACTTGTAACAAAAATTTGAGTTGATCCAACACCAACAGTTTGTCCTGAAGTGATGGTTGTAACTAAATTTGGCCTTATTAGATTAAATGAACTTCCAGCAGAAACTCCTGCTACGCTTGAAACAAAAAGTTCTGTTGATCCAACACCAACTGGATTATTGATTAAAAGACTTAGAGTTGCATTTGATACTGATCCGGGAGCAATGGTGACATATGTGTTCGCAATACCAGTAATTGCTATGTTTGATAATGATGGAGAAATGGTAATTAGGGATTGTAAAGTAAGTGCCTGTGACACTTGACTCAAATAAATTGCTGTTGATCCAATACCAATATTTGTGCTAAGAGTAGTAGATGTAGTTCCTACTCCTGCTGTCGATGCCGCGCCAATAAAAATCGAAGTTGCACCAATTCCTGTAACATATATTGTTGTAAGAGCAATTCCAGAATTGGAAATTTTGTTAGTAACTGTAATAGAACTTCCTACAGAAACTCCGGTAACATCATTTACAAAAATTTCAGTTGAACCAACACTAACTGTTGATGTGAGTGTGGTATCTAAAATTGCAGAATTTATATACGTTACTGGAGTAATATTTGCAATACCAACAGCAAATCCGGTAGATTGAACAGTATCTGCACTAAAAGTTGATGCAGAACCTACAATTCCATAAACAGATTTAATATCAGAAATTCCATATGATGTTACTGCAACAGCAACTCTTCCATTACTTATTCCATTAAAACTGAAAGATTCATTTGATATAAAATCTCCATTTTTCTCATATAAAACTAAGGATTTTGAGTTTGAAACTGAATTCTTTAAAAATGCTGTTGCTCCACTCGAATTTCCCTTTACAAAGGTTGGAATTGTGAGTGTTGTTGCTTCATTTAAAGTTACCTCTGTTGTTGTTTGAATATCATAGAGGGAAATATTCCACTGATTTAAGTTTAAATTTGTAGAATCATAGGATCCAGATTCTAATTTAAAATCATAAACTCTGGCAACACCAATTTCCTTTCCCGGTGCCACAGTAGAAGAAATTCCTACTCTTTCACTTCTTAAACTTAAAATATAAGTATTACCAACTCCAATAACTGGTGAACCATAAACCCTATTTAATTTTAGAGTGGGTCCAGTATTATAATTTATAGATTGATTTTCTAATGTTTTTGTTGTTCTTGGTTTTGGCGAATCTAAAAATGTGGGAGTAATAGTTTCAATTTCATATCCCCTAACAAATGCTTTTCCGGGAGATACTTGATAAACTGCTAAATCGTCTGATGGAGTTGATCCTCCATATGTAAACTGACCAGCATTAAAAATGCCTTGATTTCCTAGTCCATCATTTAATGAATCTTTTGTAGAAACATCAAAGGGAGTTACATAGTAATCTCCAGATTCTGCATATGTTCTTCTTGCTAATTCATCTGTAATTGTATTATATGCAGTTGTTCTTACTTGTGAGGAAAGAATACCGCCCCTAACAGTTGCTAATTCTACAAAATTATTATCGTTAAAATCGTTTAAACTTTTTTTGAATAACGAAACTGAAATTTTTAATCTATCTGCACCTGGCGATGAATAATTATTAAATCCTTGAGAATTATCATTTAATCCTTCATCTTGGTCGGAGTTAACAATTTGTTCATTTACAAATAAACCAATTCTATAGCTTGGAGTATTGTTATATTGATCTAAAATTAATGTCTCAGTATCTACATTTACAAATTGTCCACGAACGAAATATACACCCTGAGTAATTGAAAATGCTGATGCAACAGAAGTTGCATTATTTGCGACAGTGATGCCAAATGGCGATCCTGCAGTTATTGAAGTATTTCCAAGAAGTCCTGAACTAATTGTTATATTTGAAGTTAATGTTTCTCCGTTGGAAAATTGTTGAGATGAATTATTTTGTGTGCTACTACCAATATAACTTACATATAAAGTTACATTTCCTCTTTCAGATTCATTTGAAAGTAATACCTTATCAACTACTGCGGTAATTCCTGAAGTTTGTCCTGTGATTGTTGAACCTACGACTTGGCTTATGTACGCAGAAAGAGGAACGCCAAGATAAGTATTGGATAATTCTACTGCATAATATAATCCGTTATATGCAGTATTACCTGGAATAACTTTAGCACCTTCTTTAAAGAAATGTTGCCCAAATTTCTCAATTTGATTTTGTAATATAGACTGTAATGTCGTTAATTCTCTTGCCTGAACTGGATACCCAGGTTTGAAAAGAACTTTATGATAATTATTATTTGCATCAAAATCATCAAAATATGGAGATACGTTGAGATTAGTTTGTTGAGACATAATTCGTTAAAACTGCAAAATGATTTTGATATCTTCTTTTTGATTTGATGATCTAGTAATTGATGGCCTATTATCAACGTAAATAATATTACCACTGTATTTTTTAACTTCGGGAGAAGAAATACCGTTTATAAATGATTGGCCAAAATAGTAGGTCTTATTATTTATTACTGTTGATACACCAGTAAATGTGGCATTAATTGATAAAGAAAGACTCCCACCAGAAATGGATACACTGCCGCCTGTTAGTGGGGAACTTGTAAATTCCGTCAAATCAAACCCATAAGTTGGATTTGTGATGCCAATTCCTGCCGTATTAAACCCTGCAAAAGATCTATCTTGCCAATACTTTAATACACCAGTATTTTGATCATAATTAATAACTCTGGCAATTGCTGTTACTCCGGTTCCTACCGTTTGTGTAATATAAGAATCTGCTGTAAATGTTGCAGAACTATAACCAGTTCCAGTTAATCTAAGCGCAGAAAGACTACTTGCTTTATCTAACCCTAATAAAGATCCTCCAAATGCTTGAGGATTTTTTACAATACCAACCCTAGAAAATTGATTTCCTGTAATAAAATCTGGATTTTCTACATCATTCTCCATTCTAGAATAAAGTAAAACATTATACGCACCAAGTTCTCTATAAATGTCATATCCATGACCACCCTGCGGAGAAATAATGGTATTAAATGTTGGTATAGTTGATCCAGTTGGAACGCCACCAGAAATTAAATCAACATTTCCATAAGTATATCCAGATCCTTGACTTGAAATTGTAACTGAATCTACTTCTCTATCATTATTGATTACGATTGTACACTCTGCACCTGTACCGTCGCCTTTTATTGGCACCCTTGTATATGTTCTATTTGCAGTTCCTAAACCAACTCCCCTATTCGTAATAGTGACAATTTTGATTGATCCATCAACAGCATTATCTCTAATCGAAGCATTATCAGTACCAGTTTCCCAATCCAAAGGAACTGGCATAAAATCTGTTGATTCAAATTTTACAATATCACTCGGTTTAACTGTATAAAGATATTTCCAAATATATCCGTCACCACTAGATCCAGCAGACCTTGGTTCTAGATCTGTGAATGTTGGTTCATCTAAAGAAGGTCTTCCATTTGGATTTTCTGGATTTGTTCCATTTTGGAGGCAAATATAAACTTTATAATCACTGTTTAAAACGTAATAATATGCAGAATATAAATTAGTTGCCCCAGAGATCTTAGCAGTGTTTGATCTGCTATAATCATGACGATACATGTCATAAGTTGTTCCAGATGACCATATTCTTTTTTGAACAACCTGTCTTATGTCACTTGAATTTATTTTCTTCAAAGCAATCATTGTATCCCAATAATTATTTTCTTCATCAAAATTATCTTTTGGTGAAGGTGGATTTACATCCCAATCCGACTGAATGTCCGTTGAATTTGGTAGTCCAATAAAAGAATAATACGAATTTGAAGAACTTGTAACACCTGCCACAAAGTTCTTCGCATTCAATATTCTAATTTGGTCAGTTATAATTGCTGCCATTTTATACGTTTTTTATCTATTTATGGGATATAGTTTAAGTATTTTAACGGATTGGTTCTTTGTAAAATTGTTCCTGTGGTAATTCCGGCAGATCCATTTGAGGTATATGCATTATATGAATTATCTTTAATTCTAGGTCCAAGAATAACTCTGCCCCAACTATACTCACCATAAAAATTACTAAATCCAATTCCAGTCAATCCATTATAAGCAGAAACGCTTACCGTCACTTTTGCAACATAAGTAACTCCAAGTCCAGTTACAGATGTCTGTGCTATTGAAACTGCTGCCACTTGATATACATTATCTAAGAAGGTGGATCCAACTCCAACAGTTGATCCCAAAGAATTAAGTGAGGTCAATCCTTTTCTAACATTGGAATTATTAATAACAAAATAATAACCAGTCTGAATTCCACTAATAGTAGTTACACCGGTTATTGAAGAATTTCTAAGGAAAGAATCTTTTGGAATAACAAAATCAAACACGATTGCGGTTGATGCAACTCCAACAGAAGTTGTTGATATTCCAGAAATAATACCAAAATCACCTTCAAAAGAATTGGCAGTATTATTTTCAAATTGGAACGTGGGATATTCTATCAAAATAACTGGAGGATTTGATGTTGTGTATCCTGTTCCTGGCCCAGTTATAGAAATTGAGGTAACAATTCCCGAAGTAATTGATGCTGTTGCAGTTGCTCTTTGAGTGGTTCCGAGACCAACAGGATTTTCAATAGTTATTGATGGAGAAGTTGTATATCCAACCCCACCATCAGAAAGGATAATTGTTGAAATTGTTCCAGCAGCAGATACAACTACTGTTGCAGCGGCTGCAACTTTAGAATCTTGAGATATTAATGTAATATCCTTTTGGAAAGATAATGAAATATTATTTTCATTAATTGAATTGAAGAAGGGTCTAATACTCTGAACAAACACAATCGTAGATCCTATTCCAACAGATTGGATAATATATGATGTTGGATAGATTGAGGCCTCATAAAGAATACGATCTTTTCCAATACCTTTTTCATTAATAATTTTATCCTCTGTTTGACGGCACCAAACAACTGGCCTTAATAATGTTTCATCTCCAGTATTACCTGGTCCAAAATAAGGATTTGTGTTGAGAAGATCTGTTGAGTTTATACTTGCAACTGTTCTTGATTCTTCTTGTAATATTGAACTTTGACCCATAGATGAATCATACCCAATAGTCAATTCGTCGCCAATTTTTATAGTTTCTAAAATATTTCTTTCAACAACATCGACAGAACCACTTCCTCTATAGAAAATAATTTTTGATACATCGCCAACTTTTGGAGGTTCAGTAAATGTTATCACACTGCCTCCTGGGAAAATATACCCATCACCTGGAACTTGAAGTATATCATTTATAAAAACAAGAAGTGAATCTTGTACGCTAATATTTGATCCTCTTGATGAACGTATGGAAACTAAATTGCCTTGGTATTTAATTGGGAAAACAATCTTTTCACCATCAAACAAATTATCAATAGTATCTAATAATTGCAATTCTCCAATAGACCATCCGCCAAATTTGTCAGTAAATGTATCTTGGATGCTTATTTGAAATTCACTAAAACTTGAAGTGGTTGGAATTCCGGCAAGTCCGCCAATTGGAACTGTTAAAATTTGTCCGACATCATATCCATATCCAGTATTTTTAATCTCAAAATCTATAACACTAGAACCTTGTCCAACAACAACATCAATAACTGCTTGAGTTCCTAAACCACTTGTAGATGAAGAACTATAAACTAATGGAATATTTGAATATGATAATGGAGCATCAATAAACACATATGGTGGATTTGACGAAGTATATCCAGTGCCTGGATTAGTTACTGCAATACTAACAACACGACCATTAGAAACTGTTGCCGTCCCTATAAATTGAATATTTGGAATTGCTGTTGAAGAAGTTCCGACGCCAACCCTAACAGTTTGTATGCCTGCACGATATCCAGATCCACTGTTTCCAATACTAATAGAGGAAATTGTACCCAATCCAGATACTATAGCAGTTCCTCCAGCAGAAACCAAAGGTTGATATCCAAATCCTTCTCTTGATCCAACAGATACAATAATACCACCAATAGGTAAATTGGAAGTATTTGCATCATATAAAGACGAAACTGCAGTTCCAACAAAACTAATTGATGTTATTCCGGTATTTTCTGATAATGTATATCCAGCAGTTAATCCTGGAGATTGGAATACATCATTTATCAAAATGACTGCATTTTCTGCAGAAATTCCTGTTATATCGGACCTATTTGATTTCAAAGCAAAATCTCTGCGAGAAGCATTAAATCCTGATGAAATATCATCAAATATATAATTCTTATAATATGTTTCATTAGTTGTATTTTGAATACCAGATCTTAAGAAACTTCTACCCTGAAAACTGGATGAAGTTGATATTCCTGACCAACTTTGTTCATCTGGATCGTTAGTAACTATTGGCACATTTCCATATGGAGCTTCGACAAAATTAAGGACATTATCAACAATATTATAATTTCCAAAAATTTTAGTTACTAAAGTTCCAGTTGAATATCCAGCAACATTAGTTCCCAACCAAGGTCTACGAACTCTTATTGAATTGGTGCTTCCAATACCAACACCATCAATTCTCATAATTTCATTACCAACTTTAATCAAATCTCCACCAGAGAATGATGATATTCCAGTAAAATATAATAAATCGTCAGTTGTAAATGCATTAATTGCTAAGGTTGTGGTTACTGCAGATGCAACAACTGGGGATTGGATGAGATTATCAATTGCAACTATCACTTTGGCATTTTGATTTTTAGAAGTAAATGCATGTGTAGTTCCAATACCAACGCTTGTAAAATCTAAAGTTACTGGTACTGATTTTAGAGCATCTTCAGCACTTCTTGCAAGTTTGATTGAATTGTTATTTAATTTTACAACATAAACACTTGATGGTAATTTGTCAGTAGAACCAACACTTACAAAAGTGGTGGTGGCAATTCCAATTGCTGAAATAGTTGTAGAACCTGCATTACTGTAAACCACTTCTTCCCCAGTGACGAAGAAATGATTTGGTAAAGATATGGTATTTGCAGAAAGATTGACTATTGAAGAATTATTTCCATCAAAAGATCTTTGGAAAATTTTATAATCTTCATGTGTTAAATCAAATTCTCTCTTAATATCTCTTTCTGTACCATAATAATCACCATAGTTTGTTTCTATGGTTGCATTGTCAAAATCAACAATATCTTTATCATCATCTTGATTTCTTAAT